CGTAACTCCACGCCGCCACCTCGTCGTAGCCGTTTTGCTAATATCTTACCCAGCGCCCTCTGAACAAAGGCGTTTACAAGGGGTTCGATAGCTATGGACCTTTCGGTTTTCCAGTTCTTGGGAACCGTGGTCCAACGGCTTGCTTTTACGACTTGGGGCGGACGATCACCAAGATACAAAGTCCTATTCAGGGCTTCATAATCATTACCATCCTTGCTCAATGCTCGTACGAGCTGAGCGCAGCGGTTGGTGACCGTGGGACACGCTAATAGCTTATTTATAAAGCTAGATTTGCGTCGACTGTTACTGAGAGTAGCTCCTGGTCCAAAGCCTCCAAAGAATCCGCGTTCGCGGACCTCAGAGAGGGAAATATCCCCTATGAGCTTATGAACCTGGCGCCTCACGGCGCGTATGGAACGAATCTCAAAATCTTCCGCAGCTCCGGCCCTGTAACCCAGGAACCGGAGATTTGTGTTGCGGCAGATTTCCTCAGCCTCAAGGAACTTGTCATGAGCAGCTTGCTCACGATCAATCCCAAGGTCGACCTGTAACGACTTGAAGAAGTCACAGGCCACTCGATCTAACAACAGATCGTAGGCTGAATGGTAACGCGCAGGTTCGCATTCAAGTAGATGCGCATTATCCTGCAACACCCCTTCCCTAAACGCGATCAAGATCGCAAGGGCACGAGGTGTTCCGACGCCGGACAGAAATTTGTCCGCGATGGTTACATATTGTAAATCCATCATAGCAACTCCTATAGTTAACTTTTAGATGACGCGAACGTGAGTCGCCGTTAAGGCGAGACGCCGTTATTCACGGAGTCCTGGAACAACTGATCCAGCAAGGCGCGGAGCATAACTGCCACCGCGTCCGCCCGCTTTTCTTCAGGAACTGCGTCCGGAATGAAACCGGAAAGGCGAATGCCCATATGATGAGTGACCCCATTTCCGTTCTGGATAAGGGTCCCCACGTACGGGACATCAACCGTGCCAACGAATTGGTCGACGGTATCCGCCTTGTTCCTTTTGCGCTCATAACTCAGCGAGGGGTTAAACTCCCTCGAATCGTTCTGGGTAGCGAACAGCTGTTCGCCGAGCCAGCGAGCGCGGCCACCGATAGCTCCGGACTGGAGCTGAGTAAAAGTATAATCGGTGGTGTCATCTGCGAGTTTGACCGTAATGTCGGTCATATCAATCTCCTGCCTCAAGTGAGGACTTGTTTGGTTAATGGATAAGTTTTTGGGCAATTAACGAAAGGGTCGTTGCGACCCTCCGGGCACTGCCCCATGGGAATGCCTTCACGGTCTCGAAAACAGGCTCTGGCGGACCACTTACATCCCTACGTATTAATCGCAGGTAGAAGTGGTGCTTAAGACTGTTAGGGTCGAACGAGCTTTCACCGTTGCGGTAGTAAAGCTTATTCCAACCCTCACAAAACTCAGTACGAGAGTATTGAGATGAGACCAGCCCAACGTAGTCGTCGAGCGAATCGATTATATTGCCAATGTTGGCAAAGTAATCGGCGAAGAACGAGTAGGGAATCGCTTCCCAGCCCCATGCGAGGGGATTTAGCAGGCCAAGCCTGCTCGCGAGCCAGAGGTTGGGGTTGTCAACCGTTATGTGCGATCTACTACAGACCGACAAACGGAGTCTTCTGACATAACTCCAACTGTACTTTGACGGAGGGAATTTCATCCCATCCGACACGAGGTTCTCACAGTAGCCAACTACTCGGCGACCGAGAGAGCGTTGAAGCGCAATTGCTTCAGCGGTGGATTGGACATCCGATATAATCGGAAGCCAACCAAAGCCACCCTCGAGTACATACCCAGATGCGGTTTTAACCGCGCGTCCAACCCCTTTGTTGGGGATTGAGAATGATGGCAGGTTTAACCTATATGGAAATTCCAGCCAGGCCTTCTTGGTATAACCCAAGTCGACACCTCCCTTTATCCGGTGGCGCTGATGCGCAGCGGACCCGAATTTCGGCAACTTGCCTTTCTTGAGAGCCAAGAGGCCCTCAGCAAGTGCATGAGTTCGGTAAAGGAGCATCTCAAGAGTTTCTTTGCCTTCTGCCACCACGGCAGATCCGAGGGCGGAATCAGCACCTAGCTGACCCTTAAACCTTCGGTAGGCGCAGTTGACAAGCCCGGGATAATTATTGCCGATGCTATTAAACCCACTCAGTGAGTATGCATCTCCAAAATTACCCCAAGGATGCTTGCCAACATAAGAAATACACAGATCACTCTGGTACTTCTTTTCAACTCTTTCTTGGACGTCTTTGACTCCTGCACGATATTTATGCAGTGTAGGAGTATCCTCTTGCTCAATGACAGCATAAGTCATTTTCACCTCTCTATCGTTTTGTGGTTGGTTAAGCCACCGCGTACGATGGACACG